CCGTATTACCTAATACAGTTAGTGTCCCACCGTCAACAATACTAGTTTGTACCCATAAATTACTTGCACTTATAAATCCACTTGCGCTTACATTACTTGCAGTCAAATTGGTAACAAAAGTGTTTTGCAGTGTGCTACTACCTACAACACTTAGACTACCACTAAGAGAAGTCGATCCTGTAATTTGTATAGTATCAGTTACTGCGTCACCTAATATAGTGTTGCCTAATACAGTTAGTGTTCCACCGTCAACAATACTAGTTTCAACTCTTAATGTGCTCGCACTAATATAACCACTTGCACTAATATTTGAAGCGGTAATATTATTTATATTTATATCAGAAGATCCAATCAAAAAACCAGAATTATCTGTTTGTAGAATAAGTCTAGATCCACTAATAATTGTTTCAACAAATGGTGCTTGTGTTCCGTCTTTTGATGCGGATGTTTGTGGAATTACTATGTTAAGAATATTAGAATTGGGATATGGCATATAATTTCTTCTTTATCTAGTTATAAATATAAATATAAAAGATATTAATATATAATTATTATAATTAAGCAGTCCAATCTGCAATTGATTGTCTTAACCATCTTCCGCCAGCATAAATATAGTGATAATCACCGTCATATGCCATCCAACCTGGTTCGCCATAATCATTTGGTGTATTCGGAACATCATGCCAAATAGTTACTTCTTGTGAACCACTAACAGTTAAATTTATTGTTTGTTGAATCAATGCTGCGTAACTTTGTCTAATTGTAGTGATTGCTTCACCTGCTGCGGTTGTAGATTGTTCAGTTGCAATAGTAGGTTTAGAAAATCTCCATTCACTATCTTTTTCAACAATAGGATTGATACTATAATAAGGATTTCCTTTATTGCTATATGTATTGTCTTTAACTTTCTGATTGACCTTTGACATCTCAGTACTACTAACAATTTCTGCTGTTAATTTTACTTGTTTTGGTGTCAACAATCGTTGAACAGTTTGTTTTCTATCTTCAAAAGATTCTGGTAACAAATAAGCATTGGTAGTTAAAGTAAATGTACTTCTAACCATTCTATCTTTTTCACCGCTGCTTTCTATAGTATTGGTATAATTATCAATTTTAACTCTAAAATTAAATCTTTGTTTATCGCCCCAATAATCTCCTTCTGCAAAATTAATTTTTTCTAATATTGCATTGTTTTGTTCAACATATTCGGTCCATACAATAAATTCATACTCTGCCTTAATATGATCTGGCATAGTAACTGCAAATATTTGATTAGTAGGAGCAACAGTTTTATTCAACAAACTAAATTTATCGTATTTGTTCTTTTCATTGAATTTGGTCATTACCGGATAACTCAAATAACGATTAAATGTTTGATATCCTTCATCTTTTGTAAATGATGTTCTCTTGACCATTATTAATGGTATTTGTAATTTTCCTTGTTGATCTCTTAAACCACCTTGAGCTTTTGCAGCATACCATTTTTCAGGATTGCCATATATAATTGGTACTTTTATATTTTCGCCAGCGTCAATTATAGTAGGATTAATAACATTTTGAAGATAATTAATCAATGCAGTATCAACATCCAATAGACTAACAGTAAAGTTTTTCTTTGGATCTTCATCTCTTCTGGTATCTAAAGCAATGTTTCTTACATTAGATACAATAGGATTGTTCTTTTCAACATTGTTATTTGTTGGTACTGGATTATTTTTATTACCTTCCCACATAATTAATATTGACGGTTAACTAAATTAATCTTGCTCAACTTAGTATAATGACTGTTACAGATTATACTATGTGATTTATTTGACTGACCACCCAAAAATTGTTCTTGTACAACATTATCAATTTCATGATAACGATCATTGAATAATATCAAATCACCCACTTCAGGATAAAAATCAGCATCTTTTAAAGATAATTCCCTAAACTTAAATACAACTGTTTGATCTCTATCAGGTCCAAATCCTTCATCATCAGTACTAATATCTCCACGGTCAATTAAAGTACTTAATTCTACACCAGGATAAAAACTTTTGCCTTCAGCTGCAACTGCTTCGCCATATACATTAGTATTAGTCTCATTAGGAGCAATTTTAAATAATACTACCAATGTTTCTATAATATCACGCAATAATTCTGCATTAATTTGATTAACAAAATTAATGTCTCGTTGACTAAAATATCTTCCAAATAATGCCATAAATTTATCCAATATAAATTAGTAATGGAACAGTCTTCATTATAGAAGTCATTTTTTCAGTTTCATCTGCTTTAGCTTCCATCTGAGCTTTACGACTAGTTGCTTCAAGATTTTCTCTTAATTGGGTTATTAATGTTTCCTTTTCGGTAGATGCTTCACTTCTTAATTCTGCACCGTCTAATGTTACTTCACCACCAGGAATAGGAACAGTACTATATTTTTGTCTAATAGCACCAAGCAATTCTTTACATAATGCTAAGAAATATTTCTTTACCCATTGTTTGCCTACTGCATTTAATTTGTAATAAGTTACATTTTGATATGGAACATTACTGTAATCGCTTACTACATCATAATTACTTCCACTACTAAATGTGTTTGCTCCACTCAATTTATCTTTTTCAACTACATATTCAACATAAATTGTGTGATCATATGTTGGTATTGGGAAAATTTTTAATTTATTATTCACTACTTCAAAACTATAAGCACTCTTACGAACCATATCATTAAATTCAATTGCTTGACCTCTTAATAAATCTTCAAATATTGGTGTCATTAAGAATTGTGTAGCAGGACTATATCCAGCAAATCCCATTTCATTCAATACATTACTATAACTCATACCAGTCATACTGAATGGATCATAAATACGAGCAAAAGCGGGTGGAGGTCCGTGAAATACTCTTCTAATTTCAACTCTGCTTCCACTTTCAATATCGGTTCCAATCAAATCTTGTAAATCGTATGTTTGTTGACTAGAACTCAATTGAACAGCAGCTTTTTTGATATCAACATATCCACCCACACCAACTTCACTGCCATATCCTTTTGATAATTGAATTATATATGGCAATCCTGTTCCAGTAACATTTTTACCTGTAATATTAGGATTATCTGCGGTACTTAATCCTTGTAAATTTAATAAGTTATTTCTGATATTAAATTGATTTACTTGAGCACCATATTCATTTACTGCTTCTTCAAAACATGCATAAAAATTAACGTCAATCATTTCAATATCAATGATTGGATATCCTAATCTCTTTGCAGCCCACTCCGCACTCTTTTCACAATCATACTCAAAATAACCAACACTGCCACTTAATGCGGATTCACTCAAGTAAAATCCAAACGGTATACTTCCAGTAGTTACAGCACTACCGCTACCTGGCCATCTTACTCTATCTTGATCTAAATTAGCACTCATTGTTTATAAATATATTATAATTTAGTTATTCTAACTTTTAAATCACCATTTCCTTTAATAATTCTATGCCAAACTTCTTTTGGTATAAAAATTTTACCAGACATAGTTTTTGGTAATTCATTGTCCATTTGCAATTGCCAATCCGTTTCACCAATTATTTCTACAATTCTATCTTCTCTATCTCTATGCCATTCCAAATCATCTATATCTACATTTTCTTCAAATTCTCTTAGATATAAATTATCTTGCAAATGTGTTTCTTTGAATGGAAATTCCATATCACCAATATTTGCCCTTACTCTTGGTACCCAAAGATTTGATTCTATGACTTCTGCAACTCCAATAACCTGCCGTTGTTCTATCTTTCTTTTGACTACATCTATGTCTAGCTCTGAAACTTTTTCTACGAGCTTTACTACTAGCTCTTATTCTCATTTTAGGATCGCCAAATGTAACTTTCTTTATATTACCGCTTTTACCTCTAACATATACTGCAAATTTCTTTGGACCTCCTGGAGTTCTAAATGGTCTATTAAGATGTACAGTTCTACCTCTGTGTTTTACCTCATTTAGATATTCATCTTCTTCCAATTCAATTGGCGCATCTAAATAAACTTCCATTCCTTCATATATTGCTTTACGACCAAGATCACTTTCAACGATATCTACATCGTCATCATTCAATTCAATTAGATCTTGATTATATAATTCACGAACTTCTTCTATCAATGAAAAATAAGATTCGCTATAAGTTCTAAATATATTTTCTTCAAGAGTAAGATTACGATCCAAATGATATTTTAAATTGGAAGTAATCACTGCATCCTGTACCAACTTCATTGGGGCATTTTTTTCTAAAATTTCATCCACTATATCAGTTAAATTTATCATATAATATAAATAGAATTACAAAATAAAAAACCCCGGCATTTCTGCCGGGGTTGTTGTTTAATCTATCTTAGTGTAGATTAGATTTGATCTAGGTCAGATACATAGATCTTGCCGTAGAATTCTGGGCGGACAACCTTCTTAGCATAACGAGTCAATACGCCACGACGTGGTGTGAAGTTGACTGGATCGTATACCAATGGAGTTTGTACGAGTGGGATGTATGGAGAATATACAGCACCAGTTTCGAGGAAGTTATTTCCACGGAAGCCCATCAAGATGGTGTTTTCTTGCATGTATGGGTTCTTGTAGACTTGGAAACGACTTGCGAAGTTACCAACACGACTTACACCCATTGCGAACTTAGCAGAATCACCATCAGTGTTTACAACATATCCTGGGATTGATTCCAAAATTGTTGCTACATCTGGACCTACTACGAGGAAGTTTGCACCACCACGAAGAGTCAATTGATGAATCTTGTTGCTTACCTTTTGAATCTTGTTACCAAGAGTTTGGTACCAAGTACTCTTTACATAAGCGGTACGATTGGTTGAATCGTTGTTTACGGTGAAGGTTGGAAGACCGTTGGAGTCATTTGCACCCTTAACAATATCTTTACCGATTACAGCAGACCATCCTTCAGTTGTCAATGCTGGAGCAGCGTTGATCAACATATCCATAATTTCAAGATCAATTTCCATTGATACATATTCACTCAAGAGAGCAGTCAATTCTGCTTCTGCATCAATGCTGTGGTAAGCATTCAAGTCTTGAGCCAATTCTGGGGTCCAGACTGCCTTTAACTTACGGGTCTTAGCAACGATTGGTTCGCTCTTAAGTTCCAAGTTAACTTCTGGAATGTTGATATCGGTACCTTGGTTAATACCGCCACTTGAACCAGCTGTTCCTTTGAATGGATTGGTATCTTCAAAGTCACCACGGGT